CTCAGCGCCCATAAACTCAAAAACATCATCCGTCGACCAATCAACAATAGGCAAGCGGATAGACACGCCTAGCTTGTCCAAATACAACGGATATTTTGATGGCATAAACAAATGCGGCGGCATGACTTCATCGCACACCGTGCCACTGTACCGCTTTTCGCGCTGGTGGCTTTCTGCGCGTCGCATACCATACCAAACTTCAAAGCCAGCACCCTGAGATTTTGCCAACTCAGTATAAAAAACCTTGCCCAATTTGATCTTGAGTTCGTCGGTACAAAACCGCGCCGCATCACTCGGAAACCGCTTGTATTTGCGAACCAGCGTAGGGACGTCGCCGCCGTTTACTGTGCGAATATCCACGCCGTACATCTCGCGCATACGCTCAATATGCGCATAGGTCAGCGGGTGTTCAAACTTGGTATCACAGAACAGGCCGATGATTTCGGACTGGTCGAATTGCCGCAAAGCAAGCTTGAGACAGGCTTGCGAGTCTTTGCCGCCACTCACGGGCACAACGCATTTGATCATGATAAACCTCTGTCAAGAGTAGTCGGAATGATGCGGCAACGGTTGACTAATCCGCTTTCGAGTGCCCTCTAGCCGCCTGATTAAAATACCACACCTCCCCACCCTGTCTAATCAATTTTGCTTATGGATTGGCGCGGATTGATGAGTGAAAGTTATTAAAACGGGATTTGATCATACTCCCACTCGTCGCAGCCGGTAGCAATGATGTGCTCAGGCGGTACGGCGTTAAACTTGGTGCAATGATCACCTGCGCCGCGATGCTCGCACGTCAGGCATTGCGCAATAGGCAGGCACTTTAGCTCATTGGTCAGTGCTTCAATGCTGGTTTCAAGTGTTAGGCGGCGGCGTTGCAGTGTTTCGCGCGTGTACGACATGGTTGTCACTCCCAAATGATGTTAATCACGTTGTTAAACTTGCCGTTGCGTTTGTACGTTACAGCGGTTGGTTGGTGGGATGCGTTTTGCAGCGCGTTTATGATGTGTGGCAAGCCTTCAAATTGATTCAGGTCGTCCCATTCAAGTGATACGCCTGATTTCTCAAGATACTTGCTTACAAACTGCCTGCACTTGCGTTGATAAAATGGCTTTTCGCCGTACTCAAAAACGCCCAAATAGTGGTCTATCGGCTCGTCCGCGATTCCACCGTAGTAACGCGCCTTTAATGTCGTCTTGCCTGATGTGCGAGACTTGTGCAGACTCCACGCAACTTCGGACACAAACATCTCTTGTTCGCCGCCCATAATGTCATCTTGCCGTAAATACAGTTCTTTTTCCTTTCGTTCTGTCGGCTCGCGCTCAACCACGGGAAACTCAAAACCGCAAGCGTAGCAGTGCTTGGCTTTTGGCGGCAAAATCTCATCACACTCAGGGCAAAGTCGAGGATTTTCCTGTTTTTGGTCAGGCGGCGCGACGGCAACAATTGCACCGTGTTTAGATACATTGCCTGCAAAGTCCAACACTAGACAGTCGGTGCAATGCTCTTTAAGGCGCAAACCACGCCCAACCATCTGAATGTACAAGGCTGGTGACTCGGTGGGGCGCAGCATTGCAATCAGATCAATATTTGGTGCATCAAAGCCCGTAGTGAGTACAGCCACATTGACAACTGCGCGGATATCACCAAGTTTGAACCGCTTCAAAATGTCAGCGCGTTGCCCTTGCGGCGTATCGCCTGTGACGCATTCGGCAGTTATGCCGTGCTGTCTTAATTCATCCGTGACTGCCTGCGCGTGCTCAATCCCTGTGCAAAAAAACAGCCATGATTTGCGATCCGCACCGCGCTTAATCACTTCGGACACAATGCCGTGATTAAGCTCGGGTTTATTGACTGCGGCTTGCAACTCGCTCTCGATAAACTCGCCGCCGCGTCGGTGTACGCCATCTGTGCTTAGTTTAACTGCCGTCAGTTTTGAGCGTAGCGGCGCAAGATAGCCGTCATTAATCAACTCTTCAATGCTTACAGGCTCAACCAATGCGTTAAACAAAACATCGTCGCCGACATGGATGTAGCCATGCCCAAGCCTAAACGGCGTGGCAGTTAATCCAATGACGCGCAAGCGTGGATTGATTGCAGCGAGGTCGGCGATTAGGCTGCGGTACGCGCCCTCGTCCTTGTGGCTAATCAGATGACACTCATCGACAATGACTAGATCGACGTGCCCGATTTGTGCGGCACGATTGCGCAGACTTTGCACACCGCCGAAGGTGATTTGGTCAATATGACGGCGGTTTAGACTCGCCGAGTAAATACCAAGCGGCGCATTAGGCCAATGCTGGCGCATCTTTTCGGCGTTTTGTTCAATCAATTCTTTGACATGTGTCAGCATTAACACGCGAGTGTCAGGCCATGATTTGACGGCGTGTTTTACAAACGCCGCGATAATGTGGCTTTTGCCTGCGCCTGTTGGCAGGACTAGGCAAGGGTGTCCTGATTCGTTCGACTTGAACCATTCGTATAGATGGTCGATGGCTCGTTGTTGGTAGGGTCTTAACATTTGGTTTACTCCATGCAAAAAGCCGCCATGTTGTGAGCATGTGCGGCTTTTTTGTTTAGATTACCAAGGACGCTTGGCAGGCGCGGCGGCTTGTTGTGGTTGTGCGGCGGCCTGTTGCGGTTTGGCTGGCGCTGCACCGCTCAGTGGCTTGTACGCCTTGACCTCATTTTGTGCGCCGTATTGCTCGCTTGTACGGATATCGACCTTGGCGATCAATGTACCACCAATCAGTTGGTCGGTATCTTCGATGGTGGACAAGCCAATTGCACGCATCACCGCGCCGAGTTGCTGGCGGCCAATCTCTTCAGCTTTCGCCGACTGGTTGCGGATGTTCAGGTTGGAGAACAGCACACGGCCTTGATGTGTAGGCGCGATGACGTTCAACTTGAGTTTGATGTATTGCCCTGTACCATCTTTGGTTGGTGTCAAATCCGCCGCCGCAATATTTACGGTGTACTCGCCTGCTGGGATTGGCGCAAAGTCGCCGCCGCTCGATTGCGGTAGGTCTTCGGCGCGGATGGTTGTGCCTAAAAATGCCATGATATTACACTCCGAGTTTGTTCAGGATTGAGCCCAAGTCAGGCTGTTCTACAGCGTCAACATATCCGCCGCGTTCTTTGGCTTGCCACAAGCCATCGGTTTTGGTCTGCAAATAGCGCACCACGTTGCCCTCGGCATCTTTTTCGTTGCGCAGGGCAAACAAAAAATCGAACATGTACGGCAGTTGTTGGCCTAGCTTTTGGCCGACCATTGCAGGTTGGTACAGTAGCCGACCAGCTTCGTCTTGCGTCTTTTCGCACTTAGCGATAATCAGCAAGTGCTTCGGCAGGCCACTAAAGGCGCGGATCATTGCCACAATTGACTCTTGCGTCGCGCCGTATGCTTGGCGCGGATCGACAGGCTTGCCGTTAACCATGCGGCCTTTTTCGGCTGCAAGTACAATTTCGGCAATCTCGCTAATCGAATCAATGACAACAGACTTGATGTGTTCAGCGTCTTGCGACGACAAAAACACAAATGCTTCGCGCAATTCGTCGATTGTCGTCACTTCGACATAGGGCAGGTCTGCGCCACGCAAAGACAGTAATCCGCCTTCTGCGCTGATGATAAATGGGCTTGGCAGTGTTGCGGCAAGCGTTGTCTTGCCTGTGCCTGCGTGTCCATATACGCAAAACTTCGCGTACACAGGCGTTTCGGTTGAAGTCCGCTTGATGCGGTCGGTAATACTCATTTGTCCTGCTCCTTTATCGCGGTCAGTCGTGACGGCGTATTGATACTTTAGGTCATGTTTGCTATTGTGTCAACTCAAGTTATCAACTTTTGGAGAAAAAAGTGAAAAAGCAAGACGCGATCAATCATTTTGGCGGCGTGAAACCGCTGGCCGATGCTTTGGGCGTGTGGCCTGCGGCGATTTACAAGTGGGGCGAAAATGTGCCCGAGTTGGTCGCCTATAAGTTGCACGTCATTACAGGTGGTGCACTCAAGTTAGATAGCAAGCAAGGAGCGGCAATCAATGGCTAACATTATCGACATGCTAGGGCAAGCATTTACGCCGCCAGAAGTCGTGCCACAGCACCAAAAGCCTGCTGAGTTGCAGTTAGCCGAAGCTATTGCAAGCTATGGCATGATCCCGCCGGACGATATCCGCTTAGATGGCTGCATTCATCGGTTTAGCGCGTCAGGCAAAAAGAGTGATGATGCAGGCTGGTATGTTGCATTTAACGACAAAATCCCCGCTGGTCAATTCGGCAATTGGCGCGATGGATCAGCGCACAATTGGCGGGCAGACGTTGGGCGCGATATTACCGCGATAGAGCAGATTGCACATGCGCGACGCATTGCCGAAGCCAAGGCAGCACGGGAACGCGCTCAGGAAGCGCAGAAACAAGCGGCAAGCGATACAGCGGACACGATTTGGGCAAATGCTACGCCAGCGAGCGACGATCACCCGTATCTACAGCGC